ATGTTACTGCCTTCATTGGAAATTCAGAAGCAAACATTCATGGCGTTGTTTCCAGTAATTACAAATCAGATTACTTTGATTTACTCAATGCGTAACAAAGACCCAGAAGCTGCCGCTTCTCAGTTGATGGCTTTGGAGAAATTGCTTGATATTCAAAACGGAGATATTTACGATTATATTTCAAAGCTTGACTACGATGCGATTATGGCTAAACAGCCTTCAGAAGCACAGAGGCAGATGGAACAGGAACAGATGCAAAAAGATGCTCAAGCTACGGCTATGCAGGGTGCAGCCAGTGGAGACGGAACAACTCCAACTCCAAGCGGTCAAATGCCACCCGGACAAGAAATGGCTCCTGATTTAACTGACCCTTTACAGCCACAGAGCCCTGGAGAAATTGCTAGACCACAAACAGACATGATGTCTGCTGTGGATGCCAGCTTGGGTAGGGCAGCAGCTCAACAATAAACAATAAATTATGCCAGAAGAAAATTCATCAGAACAAAGTTTAGTGCAGAAGAAGATTGCTTTAGCGACCAGCGAACACGCTCCCGTTATAATTGAATTACTTAAAGATTGCATGACTCAAGGTCCTTTAGTTGCCAAGACTGAATGGGAAACTATTTGTAATACGATTAGATTAGAGACTCAAGGTACTATGCTTAGAGAGATGGTAGATTTGCTAGAGAATATCAGGAAAGGCAGCTTACACGATAAAAAAGAATAGGTTTTATCTTTTACACATTAACATAAAACAATATGCCAAAAGGTGTACCAAGAACAACTGCTCAGCGTAAAATTAGGCACAAAGCTAAATATGGGAATACTAAAATTTCAGCTAGACAAGGGAAAGGTAGAGGATAATGGAAGGAAAAGAAATAAAAAAAGATGATTATATAGTGCAGGTAGGGTATTCAGATGAAGCTAAAGAAAAGCATTTGATTAAATTTATTTCCAAGTCTGGAGACGAGTTCGAGATTAGCGCTGAAGAGATGTCAGAAATGCTTATTGGTGGAGTTAACTCAAATACTTTGGAGGCAACTTTTGTTGAATCAAATAAAATAAATGTTGTTGAAGTAGGCAGACAGCTCGAGTGCGTCCTGGATAAGGATATGAAGAAGGGTGAGAAAATTAATATAAATTACGCCCACCCATATCCAATCGAATTCGCCCTAATTGAACAGGTTTACGGTATTGCCAAGATAAATGAAGATGTTCCGGTCTTTACTTTGACCAGGGAGTATATGGATAAAGTGAAATCGCAGTTGAAACCAGAACAGCAGGAGTTTATGAAAAAATTTTACAAGAGTTTTAGAAATGTTAAATTAAAAAATTAACCATCGGAGCCGTTCACGATACGAGCGGATAAACATATGGTAAACACAACAAAGCAAGAGGAAGTTAAAAATGTAGCAGAACCAACACCAGGAGAGCCTGTAGTTGATAAACAGACATCTGAGAAACCAGAGCTTGATAAACCAAGTGCCAAAGAAGTAGCTGATGCTAAAGCAGTAGCTGACGCTAAAATAGCAGCTGATGTCAGGGCAGCGGATGAGGCTGCTAAAAAAGCAGATGAAAAGGCTAGGCAAGCTAAAAACAACGAAGTTATTTTAAAGAATGTTTTTGGCAAAGAAATGAATAAGAAGGAATACTTCTATAAAGGGATAGTCCCGGCTGGCTTTGAAGGAACTTGCGGGAATATAGTTGATAGGGAAGAATTGATAACGGTATTTCACAAAGTTTTCAAGCCAGCGGATAATATCTTGTTCTATAAACAGGCTGATAAAGAGGTATATATCGTAATCATACCTATTAAGTATTCAACCGAGATTGGAGATTTTAACGATTCTTTGGACGGAGCTTTTCAGAAGCATGCAATATCATTTCTAAGTGAGGGGTCCGTGAATCCTGATACATTAAGGAAGAAGCTTGAAAGAATCAATAAATTCGTGAACTATTCTGACCGGTAGTTTGTAATTGTACTTTTAAAGTTATATAATAAAATTAACCATCGGAGCCGTTCACGATACGAGCGGATAAACATATGGAAAAATTAAAAGAAGAGATAAAGGCAGATGTAGTAGAGGACGAAACAGAGCTTGACAAAGTTCTTGAGGAATCTATAGAGTCTGTCAAAGCTGGAAACGAGCTTGCACCAGAGGTGGAAGCCAAGGTTGAAGAACCTAAAGTGGAGACACCAGAAGTTCCAAAGCCGGAGGACTCCAGCACCCCTCCAGTTGACGAAGTTAAATCAGAAGAGCTTGTGCCCGGACCAACCGGACCAGGAGAAACTGGACCAGGTGAAACTGGACCAGGAGAAACTGGACCACCAGCATACGAATTTCGTGTGCCGAACAAGGGTAAATTCGAGTCTGACGAGTCATTTGAGAAGCGAATCGAGCTTCTGGACTTAGTTAAGCAACGAAAACTAGCCAAAACTGATGAGCAACGTCAGCTAATATCAGAAGACATTAAGAAGGCAAAGAGCCAAATCAAAAACCTTAATGGAACTGATAGGTTCATAAATCCGCTCAATGAGAAACCAGCGGAGGCAGAACCAAAACCGGGAGAAGTTGAAGATGCAGCTTTGACCGCCGATAAGGAACGTCTTAAAGAGCTTGGTGGAGCTACTAAGGAGGACATCGAAGCGATGGTCCAAAAACAAACCTTAGCCACAGCTGTTAAGACCACCCTAGATACGTTCGTTGAAAGACATACCGAACTTGGAGATGAAGACACCCGCGAAGTATTCTTCGACTTCGTTGATTCCAACTACGCTTGGCAAAACAAGAGTGGGAAAGAATTAATGACAGTCCTAGAACTTGCTCGTGAAAGCATGTTCAAGCCTTCGGAGACAGTTCAAGAAAGAGTATTGAAGGGTGCAAATGTTCAGGAGAAGGTCAACGCTATGCAGTTCCCAGGTGGAACCGTAGCTAAGACTGATTTTTCACCAGAGATGCGTAAGGACTTAGACGAAATTATAGCAACTGGTGTATCGGAAGAGAAAGCGATTGAACTTTTGTCGGACTAACAATCCTAAACAGACAAAATTATGGCAACTATAAAACAGGCTACCATAAAGAATACACGAGAACTACTTGAAACAAACAAGGCAACAGGAACAGTTATGACTTTAGGCAACATCCTAGCGATGACAGCCGGTCTTGCTGTTGATGCTGACAGTGGAACTGTTACATCCGATTTATTGGGTGTTTGCAATGATACAATTTCAGTAGCAGATGCTGAGACTCGTGTTACTTATATCAAGCCTTCAGACGAAGATACTTTTATCTTCCCTGTAGCAAACAACTCCGATGCTACCCATAATGGGCAAGCAATGGTTTTAACAAACGCTACAGCCGTCAATAATACTGGAACTACCAGTGCTACTGGCATCGTACAGCAAGTCGAGCCGTATGGAACAAATACTGATAAGCTTATTATCGGTAAGTTTTTGACTCTATAATTCATTAAAATAAATCAAATATATGGTAGGAACAATAAATGATTATGCAGTCATCGTAAACAATGTCTTAAAACACATTGCTCCTAAATGCTCTCCAACTGTTCGAAGTGAATACTTGGACTTCATGTTCAAAGTTGACAACAGCGAAAGAACTTACACTGACGTTGGTGTCACTGGACTAGGCATGGCTCAAATAATCCCAGATGGTGGTATCGGTGCATCCGATGCTCCAATTCAAGGCTACTCAAAGAATTACGTTCAAATGCACTTTACAAAGAAAGTTCGTTTGACATTCCAGACTAACTTCTTCCTCTTTGAATCAGCAGCAGCTAAAATCAAAGGTACTGTTAAAGGCAAAGTTTTAGAAGGTAAAAATGCAATCGAGCATGCAAAGAATTACTTGGCTCAATCACTTTTGTCACAGGGCTTTACTACTTCATTCACTTGGACACCAATCAATTCAGTAGGTACTTCTACCGCTGTTGCGACTATCGGTGCCGATGCAGTGGAGTATTGGTCTCAGGCTCATCCTCGTGAAGACGGCGGAACAGCTTGGTCAAATGTTATCGTTGATGGTGCTACAAGTTCACCTCAATTCACTTATTCATCTCTATTAGCTGCCCGTAGACTACAGTCAGTTAAGAAAGATGGTCGTGGTAATCCACTTATTTCCGATTTAGATACTTTAGTATGCAGAAAAGGTTCAACCACTGCTCAATTTGCTAAAACTATTAAGGGCACAATTGACAAAGGTTTGGCTCCACAGCAAACTAATTTGTTTAACAACACTCCAGCTACTGATACGTTCAAGATAGTAGAGCTATCTCCTTATCAGAATCTAGCTATGGATGGTCTAATGTGGGGTATGTTCGACTCAAAGATGATGACTGAAGCTTTCGGCTTCAAATACATTGAAGCTTTAGCAACTCGTGCGGAACCAGCAGTCATTGACTTGCTAGGTAATCAGGACTTGGTATTAAATTTTAACTCCCTAGCTGTTATGGGTGCCTCTGATTTGAGAGGATGGATGTTTTCTGCGGGTGACGGAGTTACAGTGTAGGTGATTGACTAACTATCTGATATATGCTAAACTGAAAGTATTATTAATTAATACAAGTAAGTATGACAAATATCAAACAGTGTCAAACCTGTGGTAAAGACTTCGAAAAGAAATATGGCGTAAGTAAGAAAAAATGGGAAACAATGAAATATTGTTCAAATCCTTGTATTAACAAGGGAAGAGTTTCAAAGTTCAAGGGTATGACAAATCGTCTTACCCTTGAACAGAAACTCCACCTTAGCAAAGTATTAAAAGGAAGAACTACTAACACTGGAAGAACCCATTTTAAGAAAGGGACAACTATCGGATTAGCTACCCAGTTCAAAAAAGGAGATACCTCCTATTGGAAAGGTAAAAAGAACCCACACTTCGCTGGTTCAAACAATCCTAGATGGAAAGGTGGAGTGACACCTGAACATAAAAAAATTAGGTGGTCACAAAAATATAAAAAATTCAGAGACGAGATTTTTAAAAGAGATAATTACACTTGCCAAAAATGTGGAAGAAAAAGGAAGGTGGGAGATAGAGTTATTCTAAACGCTCACCATAAAAAATCATTTGCAGATTATCCAGAATTAAGATTTGTTAAATCAAATGTGAAAACACTTTGTGAAGAGTGTCACAATAAAATACATCTAAAAAATAATTAAAAACATATGTTACAAGACG